AGTCCTTGTATCGTTTGTTCTTGACTTAGGATACGCTTATATGCTTCGTCTAAGTCTCCGAAGCGCCCTGTAAGGTCTCTGGTATATTTCTCGTTATCCTTAACGGTTTCTATCTCTTGGATAATAGCCGTAAGTTTATCCGCGTATTCGCGGTTATTCGTCTCCCAGTCGCGCTTAAATTTCTCGATATCCTGCTGGTTATCTGATATTACGTTACTCCACTGGCCGTTAACGTAGATTTTAACGACTTCTTTAGTCCCGCTGGTATCTGTCCATAAGTCTCCACTTTGGGCGCTTGCTGGTGGCGTAGTGCCTTTGTGTTTTGCTATTACTAAGTCTTTCAAGTAGATAGTTTGTGTTAGTTCTAGCTCTCCGTTTTTGTAGGCTTCACAGATAAACGTAGCTTGTACATTGATATCTGATTTAGATACCTGTAGAGTCTTTCCGCTATGGTCTAGCGCGTTCCATTCGTCGTCGTTGCTAGGCTGTTTATCGCTCTTACGCTTCCACTTAAACGTATACTGTTCCGCTACGTCGATATCGAAGCGTGTAACTTTAGCTTCTAGCGTAGTGCTTGCTGTATCCGTGAATACTGTACCATTCTGCGAATAGATACTTAATACGGCTGGGACTTTAGAAAAGTCAAACGAACTATTGTTTAAAAGCTTTTCTACGGCTTTTAGCCTGTCGTCTACGTTTGTTTCCTTGTACTCGATATTAGAAATAACGGCTTTTCCGTCTCCTAGTACGGCTAGTCTACCGTCTATCTTCTGTACCCTTGCACTAATCTTTAGCGCTGGTTTAAAATCGTAGTCCACGATTTCTATCGTATCGCCTTTCCTTACTTCTTCTGGAAGCTCTGAAAAGTCTACCGTGTACTCTACTTCTGGATACGCTCGTTTTTTAAGTTGGGCTAGCGTTTCTTGAAAAAGTCTTTCCTGTGTTTGTGCTTGGGACTCGTAAGTATCCACAATGTAGCCCCCGTCCCTAGATACGTCCGCGTGTCTACTCCAGCGCGCTCCTTCTTGTAGGTCGTGGATTGTATCCCCGCCCACCCAGTAGCGCCCGTCGTTATACTTATATCCATTAAGTGTAATATCGTTTGCCCCGTGTCCACGTAAGGCTGTCGCTAAGTTCTGGATACTAGATTTTTTAGTGATATTCGTCACTTCACGGCCATATTCTAGTCGAATAGGCGTATTACGTCCTAAACGCTGTACTACGTGGATTAGCTTACGTGTAGGCTTTCCGCTTTCTTCGATAATCTCGTATTCTAGTTCAGCGTCGAAGCTTCTAGCCACTTGTCTTAAGCGCTTCGTAGCTGTCTCGAAGCCTTCGTACTTAAGTTTTCTGGTCTTTCCTGCTACTTCGTTCCGCCCTATCTCCCAGCCACTATCTAACGTAAATTTATCGAAGTAGTGCTTGAAGTCGTAGCTTTTATCTGCGTCATACGGCCATACTGTTTCACCTATTAGGTCTAGCCCCCCGTCAACGGCTACGAAGTCTATACGGTCGTGGTCTTCTGTCATGTCTAGGACTTCGAACCACAGTTTACGGCCAGTAGCGGTAAGTACTCTAATGTAGTCCCCTAGCCCTATCTTTTCTACATCTCTGGTCGTTTTGTTAATCGAAAACGTATACGTAGCTAGCCCTGTTTCTACGTCGTCGCTGTGTAAGTCGTCAAAAGCTACAAGGCCGTTTACTCCCGTAAACGACGCTTGGGCTTTAACTTCATACTTACGGCTATAGAAAGTTATCATACGTATTCACTCCTTAAGTACCCGCGTACTACTTGGGTATTGCTTTCTGGGAAAGTTAGGCCTACTTCTGTAGTACGTCCAGCTTTAATACTAAAGCCACGGCCTTCGCTAAGATATACACGCGTTTTACCGCCCCCACCAATAATATAGGCTTCATTCGTGAAGGTATCGTAAATAAAGCGCTGGCCTGTGTTAATAAATGGCCTTTGGTTACTAGCGTATCCGAACTGGGCTATATTGCCGTCTGGGTGTGTAAACCCGAATACCTTATAGTCTCTGTCCGCTGTAAACTCGAAGCGCGGGAAAGCCGTAGACGTCCCTTCGTTTACAAACGTAAGTTTATTACCGTCCCTTAGCGCTTCTTTTTCTGTTACAGCCTTAGCAAACGGGTAGGGCGCGCTTAACGATATAGTACCGTTTGCATACTGCCCGCTTACCTTGTTAAAAGTCGTATCTCCTTCGGTAGTAGCAATAAAATAGCGGTCTGGAAAGTCTCCGAAAACAATTTTAAACTGT